ACCCGAACCACCAGAGCCTCCAGAACCATTAGAACCTGGTTGTCCCTGTGATTGATCACGATTACCACCACCGCCACCGCCAGTTCCTGCGGTTCCAAATTCGGGTTTTACATTAGGTGAACCTGCTCCTGAACCGCCAGCACCACCACCACCTCGACCACCTTGACCACCGTCTCCTGGAGATTGTCCTCCGCCGCCACCGCCACCCGCAAAATACAGTGTAGTGCCTGTTAGTGTAGTTGATGAACCTATTCCACCAAGACCGCCTTTTGGTGGTGCCCCATCTGCTCCAACACCACCAGCACCACCGCCACCGCCGCCAGCCCAGTTATAAGCACCAGAACCGCCGTTACTACCTTGACCTGGAGTTCCTGTACCTGCTGCTTCGGGATAACCACCACCGCCACCAGAACCACCATTTTTATTTGGTGTAGAAGTGCTATATGAACCAGCAGCACCACCACCAAATGAAGTGAAAGAAGAAAATGTTGAGTTCGAACCTCTTGTTGCTACGCCTGGTGCTGGAGATATTCCTCCAATACCTCCAGCACCAATAATAACTGAATATGATTGTCCTGGTGCTACTGGAAAACCTGTGCCCGATAAGAAACCACCAGCACCACCACCGCCGCCGACTGTATGTCCACCACCACCGCCTCCACCAACAAGAACATAATCAACCGCAGTAATTCCTGGCGGTGCTGTCCATTGACCTGATGCTGTGTATACGTATGTATTTACAGTAGGTTGTACCGCAGGAATAGAAATAACAACTATACCCGATTGACCAGGATTACCATCACCTAAACCAGTATCAATTCCATTACCACCATTTCCACTATTTGGTGTAGTCGCTGTTCTTGGTGCAGGTCCGGCTGTAGAACTTGCACCTTTACCACCTACTGAATATGTTACAGGTGAACCAGAAAGAGGCGATGCTAATCCTGCTCCTCCAGCGGCACCCGCAGCAGGAACTGTTCCACCCGAACCTCCTACACCACCAGCACCCCCACCGCCGCCAGCAGTATAGTTACCATTACCAACAGGAGTAACATCACCGCCATTATTACCTTGTCCTGGTGTTCCCAATCCTCCTGATGCTCCTCCAGGATAACCCGCAGCACCACCACCAGAACCACCCGATCTTCCTGCTTGTGAACCAGGATAGTTGACAGCAGCACCACCTCCACCACCAACAGCAATTAATGTACCGAATATTGAATTAGCACCATTTGATCCCATAAAAGCAGGACTAGAATCATTTACTGAACGACCATTTGCTCCACCACCACCAACGATAACATTGATTGCAGAATTTGGACCTACTGGATAACCTGTACCTGTTAAAAAACCACCAGCACCACCACCACCACCTGCACCACCGCCACCGCCACCAATAATCAAATAGTCTACTTGTGATACATTTTGTGGTACTATAAATTGACCTGTATTTGCGTATGTAAGAATTGCGGAAGGTGGATTAACATAGTAACGAAGAACAACTACTCCAGAACCACCAGCACCACCCCATTGACTCCAATACAAATAATATCCACCACCGCCACCGCCACCGCCAGTGCCCGATACTCCTGGTGTTGAATAAAATGTAGCATAACTTTTAGAACCATTTCCACCACCAAATGGAGTTCCTTGCCAAGGAGAACCATAACCACCAGTAATAGGTTGTCCAGCATATTGATTATCATAAACTTGAGAATAACCGCCACCACCATAACCTATTCTATAAGAACCATTATCAATCGAACCTCCACCACCTCCAGCATATGCGGTATTGGAACCTGTGATTGATGAGAATATTCCTATGCCGCCATTACCTGCATATTGTCCTGCGGGGTCTGCTCGTTGACCAGCACCACCTGCACCACCGCCACCACCTGTACCGCCACCACCAGCATATGGATTACTTCCATAGCCTTGAGAAACTCCACCCGCATAACCTTGTCCCGGTGTTCCTAAACCAGCATTATCTTGTTGAGAACCTCCACCACCAGAACCACCTCCATATGCGCCAGTACCTGCCATACCGCCAGAACCACCACCGCCTCCACCGCCGCCAAGCGACCAATTAATTAAGTTTGTGCCTGTACTAGTATTAAATATTCCTGAGTTCGTACCATTCGAACCTCGTGCTTGAGAAACACTTCCGGCACCACCACCGCCAACTATAATTGTATATGTTGCTCCTGTTGATACGGATAGTTGCGTACCTGTTTGAAAACCACCCGCACCTGCACCACCACCATAACCATCAGATACCCCACCGCCACCGCCACCACCAATAACAAGATAATCTACTTCTGTTACGCCAGTAGGTACTGTCCAGTTTTGTGAAGCATTAAATACTTGAACTGCCTGAAAAGAACCTGATGGCGTTTCTTGTGGCCATAAACCAGCAAGTTTAAATATTTGTGCTTCATTCAGCGAATAAATGCCTGTAGCAGCACCAGCATAACCACCAGTGGTAATATTTCTTGTACCAATAATACCGCCGTTGAAACCTTTTGCCATTAACTTATCTCTTCAAACGATGTGATAAGATGCAGACGATTATTCGAATCTGCTTTTGCCTTGAGTTGATCACCTTCTTCAAGATAAAGTGATTTAGAAAGAACATCTAAGGAAGATTTTGCAGGTACAGTCATTACATTAGCAAGAGCATATGTTGAGTTGCCTGTACCTGTGGATACATTTTGTGAACCAAATTTAAATAATTCTACTGATACGTTACTAGCATTTGTGCCATCAACATTCGCAATCATAATCGTATTGATTTTGAATACTTTACCAGAGTTGACATCATTAACAATAACAGAAGATGAGGTCGTAGTAAGGTTAGCGACATTTGACTTGCCACGAATTGTAGTTACTCCGACTATATTAGGTGCTGCCATTTATTTTTTTCTCCGATAAATCTTTAGAATGTTAGTGTACCTGTTGAATTGAATGTGAAGTATCTATACGTACCATCCGATGAATATAATCCTGTGGTAACTGCATTTGCTGAACCAATTGGATAACGAATAATAACTTTACCGGAACCTCCAGTACCAATATTGGGTGCTTGAGGTTGACCACCACCACCGCCTCCAGAGTTTGTTATTCCTGATGAACCTGTGCTACCACCTGACAAATCTCCTATTGGTGCTGGCATCGAACCACCACCAGAGTTTCCATAACCATCTGGATAGTTTGCAACACCTGCACCACCACCGCCACCATATGATGTATTTGAGCCTGAGAATGAAGAGAATATACTCAGTCCACCTTGGCCAAGTCCATTGAGTCCTCCACCACCTCCTGCGCCACCAGCACCACCGCCACCTCCTCCACCATCAAAACCAGGTCCACTGCTGGCCGATGTAGCACCAACATAACCTTGTGCTGGTGAAACATTTGGTATGTTACCTAATCCAGCATTAGAACCATTTTTACTTCCGTTACCACCACCCGAACCACCACTCTGTCCGTAACCTAACGATGGTGCTCCCGATCCCGTACCACCACCACCTCCACCACCAGCAGACCAGATAGATGAAACAGAATTACTTATTCCTGAATTGGAACCATTACCAGAACTTGCAGCACCACCAGCACCCACTGTTATGGTATAAGTTGTACTTGGTGTTAGAGGGTATCCTGTACCTGTACGATAACCACCACCACCTCCCCCACCACCAGCAAATCCTGCGCCACCACCACCTCCACCACCAACAATAAGATACTCGACTCCTAATGGAGGAAGATACTTACCAACTCTCCTTCCTATTCCAAATGATGAGGCACCACCATTTGCTAATGTACCTAGAATTGGCATCTTATCCTAGAGCAAATAAAGAGTTTGAAGCAAATACCGCATATGTGTTCGCAGCAGTTTTCAATACAGTGTAACCATAAATGTTTGTCTCTTGATTTGTGATCACTTGATAAATTGGTTTAGTATTACCAACATAAACAATAGAGTTTGATCCTGTGTTATTAATCAAACCACCATCAATATAAAGATTGGCAGAATGACGATTTAATCCATGTTTCACAATTAATGCAACAGTTACAGATTGACCAGTAGTTGTTACTGAGTCAAATGTATTCTGTGTGTTGGCACGAAGATTAAATGTAATATTTGCTGTACTGTTTGCGTTAAAGTAGTAAACCACATTATTCGCAATATCAATATTAATAGTTCCATTAGGTGCAATAGCATTTATGTTTGCAGACTCTAATGCACGGGTCAACGAAATAGAAAGATTGGAAGAAAGAACATTTGATGTAATACCACCACCAGCAAAGTTGTTAGCAGATACCGCACCTATACCAATATTATTACCTGATATTGCTTGTGTACCAATAAGATTACCTGTGATTTGTCCAGTAACAATGTTGTTACCACGAACAGAATTGGCAGCAAGTTTTGCACCAGTAACCGAACCATCAGAAGGTACAGATGTTGCTGAACCGTTACCCATATGATGAATAACAATGTTGTTTGTACCTAATGCTGGTGCTGAACCAAAAATGATTATGTCACCGTTGAGTGTATAATCTACGCCTGGTACTTTATAGACACCTGAGATGAACACTGCAATAGATGCTACAGATGCTGGAGCACGGGTAAGTTGCCCAAATACTGTAGCAGAACCTGTGCCACTAAATGTGTCTATAATGAACGGTACTGATGAAACTTGATTGCCAATGTATGCCATTTATTTTCCTATTATTCTGGTCTTACTGGTGCATCGCCTTCTGGTTTAGGATATGCATCGTTCACCTCTTTGATCATGTTATAAAACTTTGTTCCTTTACCTGGTATCTCACTATTGTCTATTGCTTCCCAAAGGGAATTTACAAGAACTGTAATATCAGGATAGTTTGATGCACGATCTAAAAAGTATTGATGATGCTCAATAAACTTATTCTGATATTCTAACTCTGCCATAATTTCATTCTTCGTTGGCGGTTTGGTATTAGCATCATCCTCCCAACGAGTAAACTCAAAATGTCCACCAGATGCCGACATATCGTATCGTGCTGTTGGACGTAATGCTTTGATTGCTGTATCAATGCCACAAACTAATTTATTGCTACTACCAATTAAAAAGTGTGCATATTCAATTTCTTTGTTATTCATTCAATCACTCCTATAAAAAAGTTATACTCAGTATTTATGTCCATGTTAGGATGACAATTCCCGAACCACCTGCACCTGCTTGTCCTGTTGTATTGTTATTTCTTCTTGCACCACCACCGCCGCCGCCAGTATTTGGTGTTCCAGCAACTCCAGAATTGTCAGCATCGCCACCTGCACCTCCACCTCCATTACCGCCTGTGCCTGCTCCCGAAGTAGCACCACCACCACCACCGCCAGCATAGTATGTTGGTGCTCCAGAATATGATGATAATAATCCTCCTCCACCATTTCCTCCTGGTCCTCCCGGTGATGGTGATCCTCCAACAGCATTAGCACCACCGCCGCCACCTCCGCCATAATTAGGAGAACCTTGTCCTGTACCACCAGCATTTCCTTGACCCGGTGTTCCTGCGCCACCTAAACCTGTACCGCCGCCGCCACCTCCTGAACCACCACTCATTCCGTTAGTTGCTGGAGAAGTAGCAGCACTTGCAGCACCACCACCAATTGCAGTGAACGATGAGAAAGAAGAGTTTGTTCCATTTGAACCAACGCCGATGTAGGGTGGTGCTGGAGTACCTACGCCGGCAGCACCACCAGCACCGACTGTAATAGCATATTGTGATCCTGGTGTTACTGAAAATCCTGTGCCTGTGAGATAACCGCCAGCACCACCACCCGCACCACCACTACTACTACCAGCACCTCCACCTGCAACAACAAGATAGTTGACTGTTGCTGACTGTGCAGTAAAAGTACCTGATGCTAAAAATGTTGCTCTGTTTGGCTGTGATGCTGAATGTTTGAGTATTAGTATACCTGAGCCACCAGCACCACCTAATTGTTGTGTTGCTCCAGAATTTCCACCACCACCTCCGCCACCGCCGCCAGTGCCAGCAGTTCCATCAACTCCGACTTTACCAGAAACGCTACCTGCTCCACCACCACCTTGACCACCAGCACCACCAGAAGTAGGAACATCGTTAGTTGAACCACCTCCACCACCACCAAAATATGTGAGTGTTCCAGTTAGTGTTGTTGATAAACCTGCACCACCAACACCACCTGTAGTGGGTGTTCCATTACCACCTGTTGCACCCGCACCACCGCCACCACCAGAACCATAAGAACCTGATGTAGAGGCAGTGCCTCCGTTATTGCCTTGACCTGGCGTTCCTAAACCACCCGCCACAGGAGTATTGCCAGCAGCACCACCTCCAGAACCACCACCAGAACCACTTGTGGGAGAAGTTGAACCATTACCACCTCCACGACCACCACCAAGAGAAGTCAATGATGAGAATGATGAATTTGTTCCGTTGGAACCGCCAGTGCCAGATACGGTTCCACCAGCACCAATAATGATAGGATATGTTTGTCCTGGTGCTACTGGATAACTTGTGCCCGATAGATAACCACCTGCACCACCTCCACCGCCAGACCAATATCCACCAGAACCGCCACCGCCAACTAACACATAATCAACCGCAGTAATTCCTGGCGGTGCTGTCCATTGCCCTGATGCTGTGTAGATATATGTTGTGACGGATGGTTGTGTAGTAGGAATTGAAACGATAACGATACCTGAACCGCCAGCACCTCCTAAACCATTACCGCCACCACCGCCACCACCGCCAGAACCACTATTTGGTTGAGCAGCAGTTCCATTTCCATTCGTTTGACCATAGCCACCTCGACCTGTTCCACCAACAGTATTTGGACCAGGATTATGTCCTGCGCCACCACCATCAGCATATGCTGTGTTTGATCCAGAAATTGATGAATATAATCCTATGCCGCCCCACCCATTTCCAGGTGTTCCATTATTTCCAACAGCACCCGCACCACCACCACCACCTCCGCCATTGCTAGGTGAACCATTACCACCATTATTTCCTTGTCCAGGTGTACCTAAACCGAAACGATTAGTAGACCATGATGAACCTGCTCCACCACCAGAACCTCCAGATGCTCCATAAGCATCAGTACCAGTTGCTAAAGAACCAGAACCGCCACTACCTCCTCCTCTAGCAACTATTGTTCCAAATATAGAATTTGATCCGTTACCGCCTCTAGTCCAGTTACTTGTGCCTCCAACACCACCAGCACCAACGACAACTGTAATTGCAGAATTTGAGCCTACAGGATATCCAGAACCAGCAAGATAACCACCTGCACCACCACCTCCAGCATCAGTATCAGCGCCACCACCGCCACCAGCAACGACAAGATAATCTACTTGTGATACATTTGCTGGTACGATGAATTGACCTGTGTTAGAAAATATAAAGATGCCATTTACTGATGTACTTTGTGTCCATTTGAGTACAATAACGCCTGAACCACCAGCACCACCACCATATGATGTGCCACCCGGATCAGTATAACCGCCACCTCCACCACCGCTTCCTTGATTTATACTTGCAGAATTTCCTGTTGATGCGGCTGGTGTTGACAATCCATTAGCAGCACCAAATAAAGCATTTCCACCACCACCATAACCGAATGGATATGCTGCTCCTGGACCATAAACACTTCCACCGCCACCGCCAGCATAACCAGTATTAGAACCCGATATTGATGAGAATATGCCTATACCACCATTACCCGAATCATTTCCTGTAGCACCAGCACCACCAGCACCACCACCGCCACCAGAACGATCATAAGGAGAAGAAGGACCACCATTAGGAGCACCTCGTCCACCATTATTTCCTTGACCCAGAGTTCCTAAACCACCAAGACCACCTGCGGGGTATCTACCACCACCTCCACCAGAACCACCAGACATACCATTACCAGCATCGGTACCACCTCCACCGCCACCACCAATTGTCCAAATAACTAAAGGTGTGCCACTGCTTGTGACAAATATTCCTGAGTTTGTTCCATTTGCTCCAGTTGCGCCTGGTGCAGCAGCACCTCCAGCACCACCGGAACCGATTGCGATAGTGTATGTTGTGCCAGGATTTACAGTAAGTCCTGTTCCTGTAATAACACCACCAGCACCTCCACCTCCACCAATACGACCACCACCGCCACCGCCGCCAGCAAGAACAAGGTACTCAACTTCAGTTATACCAGTAGGAACTGTCCATGTTTGCGATGTTAAAAATACTTGTGATACACTACGAGTTGTTGGAGCAGCAGGACCAGGTGCAGCACCACCGCCACCAGTGCCTGGCACAGTCATGCGTTTGAGTGAAACTTTGTTTAATGCTATTCTATTGAGTGCCATTAGTAGACTTCAGTGCCGAATGCTGAGAATGCTAATAGAGATGTATTAGCATTTACTGATATCTGTGAACCTGCGGCAAGAGTAATACCAAGTGTCAATGTAATCGCATCACGACCTGGCACATTGATACCATAAGCAAGATAGTTTCCATTAGCAATAGGAGAACCGGAAGTGTTTGCAGCAATTCTAAATGCTGCGCCATTTGCTGCGTTCTCATCTAAGTTGGCAATAGTAATTGATGAGATGATTGCAGAGTTACCTGCTGGAACGGTATACAAGTTTGTCAGTATGTTTGCTGTCGAACTTTGTTGTCCTAATATTTTATATGATCTTGCCATTTTTTCTTTTCTTTATGGATTGTAATCGAATGTAATTGAACCACTTCCAGTAAATGTATAATGAATAAATCCTGTAGGTGTAACTGACACATCCGGTGAACCTGAGTTTGATACATTACCAAACACTGCTGGATAACGGATGATGACAACACCTGAACCACCTGAACCACCTTCCGAGCCAGAATCACGACCTCTCCAATTAGGTGCGCCGGGACTACCATACGGATAACCAGGAGGCCAAACAGCACCACCACCAAGAGGTGCTGGATAGGGGGAAGGTGATAACGGACCAACGCCTGAACGGATTGTGGCAGGAAATGGAAAATATGATCCACCATTATAAGCACCGCCACCACCACCACCACGATTTCTTGATGCTCTTTTATTTTGAGGACTTTCACCAGTATCCCCACCAAAACCTATTTTTGATCCATAAGGAGGTAATGGCGCACCAGTTGGTGCAGTTCCACCATTAAACATCTCATCACCACCATTAAATACTGTACCTGAACCTGCTTCACCACCGCCGCCGGGTGCTGGATTATTAGATTCTTGATACGATGCACCACCGCCACCAGAAGCATATTTTAAACCAGTATATGGCCATGTATAACCACCACCACCCTCACCACCCCTCGACTCATTTGAATCATTAGGTGCTGGACGATCCCATCCACCAGCACCACCACCACCACCACGAACTCCAGGAACTAATGCATATGGTTGAGCACCTCTATCCACAGTTTCAGTTGGACCAGGTTGACCAGGAAAAGAATTATCTTCACCAGTATCTGTACCGCTTTTACCATTTCTAACATCGTTATCAGCACCTGGTCGATACGATACGCCCCCATATCCACCCTGAACACTACCCGCACAAAAACCAAATGGCATACTTCCTGTCCAAGCATAGAATGCGCCCTGCCCACCGCCAGTAGCAGTTTGACCTGTACCTGCTCCAGTTGCTTCCGAGTTCGGTACAACCGAACCACCACCACCTCCACCATACGCAGTAATAGGTCCAAAATCGGATTGAGAACCTCTATTACCTGTAGCATCAGTGCGACCACCACCACCACTACCAACTGTAACACCAATAGGAGTGTTATAAGCAATACCCGAAACGCCTGTGACAGTACGAGGACCTAAAGAAAATGCTGGAGGTGATGCTGTGGGTTCAGCAGTTGCAGTTGGAGCAGTTGGTGAAGTTAATACTGTAGATACATAATAATTACCTGTAGCACCAGCAGTACCACTTCGTTGCTCAACAACACGTACAGGCATATTTCCAGAAATACCAGGTATATTAATTACTGAATCTGGTTTTATGTAACCCGATCCAACTGACGTAACTTGCATCTCACAGTGACCTGTGCCGGGTGAACGTTGATAATAAAAAGAAGCAGTTGCAGAAAATCCTGCATATAATGGATTAGAAGTAAATCCCATTGTGCCGATAACAACACCACCTCCACCACCACCGCCACCCCCACCCGAACCGCCAGCACCGCCACCACCAACAACAAGGTACTGTAAACTAAATTCTGGTTTACCGGAACCTTGGATTACACCAATAACGGATTTTCGTTTGGTTAAACTCTGAGCAACTTTATCGTTACTTGTGAATCGATAAGAATTGATGGTTCGTGTAGCGGAACGTGTTGTCATAATTTATTAAGTTATTTCTGTACCAAAAACTGAAATTGCTAAAGATGTTGAATTTGCGTAAACTGATAATTGTGAACCAGCATTCATGGTAAGACCTAATGTTAATGTAACGGTATCGCAACCTGGAACATTAACATCATATGCTAGATAGTTTGCTGTTGTGACCGCAGCACTGGAAGCATTTACTGCAACTCTAGCGGCAACACCACCACCAGCAGAACCACTTGTATTGGTCAAAACAATTGACGATACGACAGCATCAGTTGCTCCTGGTACTGTGTAAACATTTGTTAAAACTGATGCGCTTGGATTCTTTTGTCCTAAAATTCTATATGCTCTTGGCATTTTTTATTTTCCTTTACATTCCACCGAGTAAAAACATGTCATCGAAATTTCTTGCTTCCATGCTCAAATTATTTGCACTAACAGAATTGAGTCCCAATGTATTACCTGTTACCGATTGAGTTTGGAATAGATTCCCACTCAAAGAACCCACAACAATATTGTTTGCTCCAATTGAATTTAGAGTTAAATTGTTACCTGAAATTGCATTAGCCGAAATTAAATTACCAGTTATTGCACCAATAGTAATTTGATTTGCGGAAATAGAAGTAACGCCAATATTATTACCAGATATAATTCCATGATTTGCAAGTTTGTCACCAGTGATTGCGTTTGCTGCTATCTTTGAATTGACTACAGCATTCGGTGCTAATGCAGTTGCAGTTACAGAATTTGCTAATAGTTGTGATGGTGAAATCTGATTATAGGCAATCGTTGTACCTGTACGATAAATCACAACAATATTGTTTGTACCAAGACCTGGTGGAGTTGTGAAGTTGAGAATTCCATCAGTGACAGTATAAGCATCACGTGGAGTTTGTAAAACACCACTTACAGCAACTTCAAGATAGTTTGGATCATCAATATCTCTTGTTAAAGTAAATACAGTACAAGCACCAGAACCGCTGAATTTTTCAACGCCAACTGCAAAAGTATTTAATTCAGGTGAATTGCCAAGATAGGACATTAGGTGATCTCCAGAATCGAAGTGATAACATCAGCAGAGGATGCTACAGATGTATTTACCTGTATAAAATCACCCGCTTCTAATACCAACTTCTGATCTCCACCAATAGGTACTAATGCACCACCAGGAGCAATCGTTGCATCTTTAACTAAAAATACATTACCAGTAATTGTTCCACCGCTTATCATGACACTAGCAGTAATGGGTGTGGTAATAATATTAGCAATCGACATGCCAATGATTGTTGCTGAAACACCCACACCAGCAGCATAAGCATTCTGTGCGGTAACTCCAGCAGCCTTGAGAGTGTTATTCTTAAACGAATTAGCCATTAAATCCTCTGTTTTCTAAAATTATTTATTACCCAAGTGCAATTGAAAATGCGATACCCGCATCAATTGCAGCAGTAATTGTTGTATAAATTGCTGTATTTGGAGCACCAACAAAATCGCCTGTGATCGTTACATCTCTAAGATGTAACTTACTAGAAACATTTGCGTTAACAATGTTAGCCGTATTCGAATACAATTGATTTATCTCACCACGACTATTAACGTTTAGACTAGCATTCACACCAGTAAGTACTATATTTGTATTAGAAATAAGCGGTGTAGCATTTGATTGTCCAACAAATCCAGTAAGACTGTTAGCAACTGCCACCAAATAAGAGGTAGTAGTCACCCATTCTGAAAAGGTATTCGATGTGTTTATTTGATCAATTGCCATTTGGTGCCTTCATTTGTACAAGTTCACGGAGCATACCTTTGATGTCCGTGATATCTTCTTCTAGTTTATTTACTTTGTTTTTCATTTCTTCCTGTTCAGCCAATCGTTGTTTTGCCAATTGACGCTGTGCCAAATAGTTTTCTAGACCTACCCGATCAGTATTTAGAATTGCTCTATTAGAGATATCCCTAACCAAATGTTTATCTTCTTCTATATGAACAAACATTTATTCTCCTTATAGACCATCAGGTAAAGCAATAACACGCAAATCTTTAATCTTAGGAACATTTACGGTGCTATCACCCAACATCACCACTTTAACTGCAAACGTAGCAAAATCGGTAAACGTTTGTGTGCCAGCAGAGTTTGTATATGTAATCTGATTTGATGGAACACCAGCAGTTCCTGGAGCAAATGTCAACTCACGGAAGTCACTTTCATCGGCAGACACGAAATTATTATTGCTGATTTGTGTCAGTAGATTCCAAGATTTATCCTCGAATGGTTCGGCATCACCAGGCGATAAAAACTTACCATAGACATAGATGTTAGAAAGTGCTGGTTTATAACCGAGTAAATATACACGAAGATCGCCAGAGGTAAATCCTGGTGCTAACTGAACCTTACGAGTCAGATATCGAACCTTTGCGTTACCGCCTTCCTTTTTATCTTCACCATTAATTACAATAGACGCACCGTTTGCTGAAGCACCTACAGTGATACCACCCGAATAGGGTAGTCCACCAGATACCGATGTACATAAAGATGCAAACAGATTGATTGTTGGTGAAGTTAAATAACCCGTACCAGAAGAAACTATCCATGCACGACTCAATCTACCACCGACAACGTTTGCGCTTGCGGTTGCGCCTGAACCACCACCACCAGATAAACTTAGTGAATAGATACCATCTTGCATATTTTGACCAACGTTAGCAACAACAATATCAGAATTAGATAATCCTAAATTATTAATCTTATTCTCAATAGTCAATAAATTGAATCGAGTAACATCAATCATTGGAGAAATATCTGGATTACTACTTTGCAGTGTTGTTCTTAAAATGAATGTTGTATTGCCAGTTGTTGTACTTAAAACACGGCGACCAAAACCATCCACCATTTTATAATCATTGTTTGGAATGAATGGTAAGAATCCATGAGTTGCACCAGTTCCGTCTTGTTGTGAGATGAAGTTATAGTCAATCGATGTATTCGACAACACCACATCAGTTGACATAACTTGCATCAAATCATACACTGCATTCGCAGTCTTACTGGACATATCAGCTTCAAAATAAGCATAACCGTAGTTGCCTGTGTATACTTTTTTCTGTAGGCTGAACATCATGTCGATATTTTGATCTGCGGTCCAAGTTGAACCATTTTGAGATTCGAAGAATGAACCTGTATATGCTTGTTTAGAAATTTTTGCAGAAGATGCTAAATTGATTTTATCTTTTTCTGCAACGAATGTTTCGTAACCAATACTGTTGGACAGTAGAACAATTGAATGTTCACCCGGTAACAACAATACGGGAACATCAAATCTAAATTCAGTATACTTTGTTGAATCTTCAATGTTTGGTATTGTGCTTGTATTAACTTTATCTGGAGTCAACACTACGTCAGCATAAGGATATACCGTAGACGAAGATGGATAGCCATTAACTACTGGACGAATTTGTAACTGTACAGGTGCACTTACATCTTTAGTTTTAAAGCAAACCCGAACACTCGACAACATAATACCTTGTGGGTATTGATCTGAATTGATCAAGAATGTTTCAGCAAGTGGATCGTGATACTTGATCGAAGTTTTTGTAGCAGTACGAATTGATGAAGATACTGAGGTTCTACTTTCAGATACATCACTTCTTACTACATTAGGAACAAATACCGAAACTGATGTCTCTTGTTTAGTTTGAATCAATCCTTGTGAGAAGAACGAAGCATCACCATTTGTCGTTGAACGCTCAACCGTACCTGTAGAATCGTCAATTAATCGGAAAAGTTTTTCACCAGTACGGAAAGTATCTGTAGGTGCAGAGAATATACCAGCAGTTGCACCTTCAATTGAAGTTGTAAGTGTACCAATAGAATATGTCGATGTTGAATCGGGTGTTGTTGTCCATGTGCCAGTTATCTGAGCATATCGAGTATTCGCATTATAAGCAGAAATAACTGCTGATGTACCCGAACCAGTTCCACCAATAATACGAATTGTTTGTCCAACATAATCAGAAGTATTGGAAGAACCACCTGCATGATAATCAAGTTGAATGTAACTTGAGTTAGCAGCAGTAGCCTTACCGGAATAATGATCTACTGTTGCAGTAATATTACTTTCACCCGAAGTTGCACCAACCACACGAATACCCCCTGTGGCACCCGACCACGAACCGTATGCGGAACGGGGAATGATATTCGTAAAAAATGCATGATTGTTCGCGGTCAACACTACAACACCAGAACCCATTAGCGAACCTGTAGCAACATCATAAAATGCCACATCTTCAGGATTACTGATTGTAGTCTGATATGTTAAATCATTATTAACAAACTTAATGATGTTTGCACGATAAACATACTTGTCAACATTTGTATTATCAAAGAATGTGTACAGAGTTGTTGATGGTTTAAATCCAGTTCCAACAGCAAGGATATTAATATTACGCATAAACTGAACAATCGTCACATCAACAACACGATCTCCCAATGATTTGGTAAGTTGTTGTGGTACAATCTGCGACAAAATTCCTGTACGAGTTTCGTTTGTTGTTTTTGTTTCTAAGAAATCTTGCGTTGTAGTCGTAGTATCTTTTAGTTTTTTACCAGTAGCAGAACGTTCTGCCGCAGTAGCCTTCGCAGTCGTAGTTGTCGATTTTGCTGCACTAATTGCTCTGGAATCCACGCCTGTCCATGTTGTTTGCCATGAACCCCATGATGTACTTTGAATTGATGACCAAGCATCACGCGCAGCATCACCACCAGTTAGATCAATATTTTGTGCTTCAATTCGAGTGTCTGATGTCCAAACGTCTGATGGTGGATCAAGTTTAACTGAACCAACATAGTTAATAACATTGAAGGGATTAATATTTACCGATTTTGATGCTAGGTTTTGTGTAAGGAATGTTGTAGTTGTTCCACTTAAAGTTAACAGCGGTCCATTATATTCAACACCAGTATCAAAAACACTATTGTTAGAAAATATTTTTGTTGAATATAGATTGTAAGTATTACGTGCCAGATTATTGATAATATCAATAGACGAATTGAAATCACGGGCAGTGAAGTTTGATACAGTTTTATCAACGAATGAATCTACTATTATACCATTTTTGTAACGTGGTAAACCAGTGGAATCTAATATTGATAAATCTTGCTTTGTTACTGTAGATTGCTCTAACAGTGATAAAGATGTGTAATATTCTAGATTTTCAATGCGCTTTTCTAACGCACCAATATCTCTCATCGTATAACGCTTATTCTTAAATGTCTGAATACTTGTTGATGATGCGAAACCAAGATATGCAGGATACTCTAAAACATACAGAGTCATTGCTTCATCTGGCTCTTGAGGTGCAACAGGAGTCCTTGAAGGAACGCCTTGGATAACCTCAAACGTACCTATTTTATTCAAAATAACTCTGTCAACACGTGGTAAATAATAACTATAATCTGTAAGAATAGCACTACCAACTAAAGGAAACTTGGGACCAGCACCAGTATCTTCAACATCAAACACAAAGTTATTTGCTGAAAACGATTCTGTCGCATCTTTACGGACAGCACGGAAATCAAGGTAATCTCCCAATGCATATGAAACCCCATTTTCTGTAGAGAACAATGGAATATCCGCATAATCAAGATTATTTGGTCCTAAACGAGTATATGAATCGACATCAAAATAACCAGTGCCTGACGATTTGAAACGGTTGTAACGAACCAACAATGGACCAGTTGGCGGTGTCTGACCAGGTTTCAAACGAATTGATGCATGATCATAATAAGAATCTTTTTGTCCATTAGAAAGAACATAACGTGTTGTTACATTGGATGCCGATGAATCAGACTTATCTAAAGCATTATAGTTTGCTGTACTAATTGTTTGACCCTGAAAGTCAAAGATAGCATTAATAGAATGAACATCAGAAACAAACAATGATTGCCCAATACCAGGTGTTCTTACCAACATAGTATTGCTAGTAATTGCTGTTTGTCCATCAAGTGCTGCAACATATACAGAAGTATTACCAGCACCAAAAATATTGTTCGTACCGCCACCAGCGGGATCGACTAAAACAGTATTTGCTTTGATGAATGTTTTTGTTTTTGATGTGGGATTTGAACTGCTGATTGTAGCGTAAACGTTTGCAGTTAAACCTGCGCCAGGTGTGCCAAGATTAATTTGACGAGTTGATGTACTGACGCTGGCTATACCTGTTGCGGGAACAGTTGTACCCACATCATAGATACTGCTTCCTTTTGCGGTAACTACGACTGTGTAATATTGTTGTTTGGCAGTATCTGTTGTTGCTGCTAACAGAGATTCGCCCACACCAATTGGCAATGCAGTTGAAAGACCGTTCCCATCAAAAGCAACACTTTGGTATAATCTAGAATATGAGAAACTAAAGTCTGCTAATGTATTTGGTGCAACATTATCTTCACCTACTTTAAATAATAATGGTTCTGAACCAGATTCTGAAACAAATACTGGATAATGTAAAACGCCACCTGAAGTTAATGTTTGACGTTTTGAATAAGGATGAACGTTTGCTGAAGCAAGTCTACTTCCACCAGCAGTGTAAAGAGCAAGCGATTCTGCTTGTCCAATATCAAAGTCGATTACAAATTTGCTGTTAGAAAATAAAGCATTTACCCCTAATGGTGCGCCGATTGGTTGAGAGAATGCACGGTCAACTGTTACGTTACGTGTTGATCCCTCATAGAATTTAATTGTTCTTGCTGTATCGAATGTTCCATTACCTGCCAAAATACGAATTCGAGCACCTACATAGCAATCATTATTGCCTGAGAAACCTGTAGGTAATGTAAACGTTGTTGTGTTACCTGCGGTATTAATGAAATAACCATTTGCAGAACCGCTTGGATCAGTCAGGTTGATAATTGAACGAGTATTGATATCAGATACAAATGTTTTATAGATGTATGTGTTAGAATCTAATGTATTTGCAGATGAATCATAATTGACTGTTCTAACTTTTGCAGTACCAATTTTAAGATTGGCAAGGAAAGAAGTATTACCTGCATAGTTTACCAACTGTCCAACATCCACACAATAGATGTCAACGTTAGCAATCTGATTAGTTGCAAAGTTACCAAAAAACGAATTTGCATAAACATAATATCCATAATCAGCACTAATACGCTGATTGTTCACATTAGTCACACTTCTTGGTTTAGGGATAACAATAGTTGTTGGTGCTATGGTTCCAAACTCATACCCTCTTACATATGCTTTACCTGGACTTAATGTAACATTTGCAAATGCTGTATTAGTGGAATTATCAGTCATTGTAATATCAAAAGATTTTACAATATAATCACCCGATTCATCATAGGTGCGACGAGCAAGTTCATCACCAAGAACACCATAAATTGGAGTTTGGATAACACTCTTTTGAATTCCGCTTTGGAATTCCGATAACTGAATAAACTGTGAAAGGTCTGTACTGTTAGTGGCACGTGTTGTCAGTGTCAAAGTAATCTTATAACGATCTGCGCCAGGTGCTTGGAAATTAGATGCTGATTGTGCAGGATCAAGCAATGACGTATCTTGAGTATAGTTGACAACATCTTCTACTACTTGGAAACCTACCAGTGCTGTTGAGTTGCGGTCATACTTAGAAATAGCAACCGACTGTGGTTGATTCTTTACGAAGAAACCTTCATAGTAGAATACACCAGTATTAATTGAGAATGCTTTTGAATTACCAATTGGATTACTGGACGCAGTATTTGCGTAATAGTTAATAGCATTTGTTGTCGTATTTGCGGTGATGATAGTTTCACTAGCAGTGAAGTTACCGCCATACATCGAATTGATAATAAGAGTGATTGGATCACCAGTGGCAGCATCCGAGTCATATGCTTTTAAAACATATGCTTTTTTTGTTCCTGTTGAATTAGTAATATACTGTTTATCGAAATTGGATGCAGTAATGGTGTTATTAGCATACGTCGAAACTAGATTAATATAAGCGGTATTCTGAACAAATATTTGACCACCAGTTACAATCGAACCTGACTTGAATACATGATCACCAAACTTTTTGATTTGGTCTTGTAAAATTGTTTGAGACTGAGTTAATTCACGCGACTGAACCGCATATCCTGGTTTGTATAGGATACGATGAAAATCTTTATTGTCATCAAAATCATCATAATACGGATCAACATTAAAATTTGTGTTTAGTGCCATTTATTAACCTTTAGAATCTAACAATAAGTCTGATGTTTTCTGCTTGACCATCTGCTCTGGTGGTCTTAACCGTGTTTTCTGTATAAAGAATATCACCCGAATAAGGTTGAAATTCTGGACTTCCTGAACCAATAGTTAAACGACTTGTACCCGAACTTGCACCAACCAACGATGAACCTGTTACAAATGTTCCTTGTACGTTGGTCAATTTGATTACACTTGAAGTCTGATCAACAACAAATCCATATGCACTTGCAGTTGATGGAGATGTTCCCTGATAAACAAATTCATCTAATGTATATGATGCACCAGTATCAACTGAGATGTCTGTTGTTTGAGATATAACCGAATTAGCATTTGCTTGTGTTACTACATTGGCATCTGCATATTTATGAGGGTCTACAAAGATACCGTATTGTCTGAACGTAGTATTTGCCGATATCTTTCCATTCTCAGATGAATCGATCTCACCAATCTTTACGGCAACCATTATATTGTTTGCGCCAAGTTCTTTTGCTGGATTGTATGCATGACCATATTTTGGATCAAGAATACAACGTAAAGCAGCACTGCTTCCCGTACCATACACATACGCATTGGCACGTGAATACCCGCGACCAATTGTAGATACAGTTACTTTAGTTACATAACCCGCAGCATTCACTACAGGCGTTGCTGCTATACTTGTACCATCACCATCAATATAAACTCTTGTAGATAGTGACAATTGATTTGCTGTTGTTCCACCACCACCAGCAGCAGTTGTTGGTGTTGATAGTGTGATCTTATTCAGGAGAACATCAATTGAAGAAATGTATGTGGCAGGAGTAATACCAATTCCAGAAATTGCCATATTTGCAGCAACAAAATCCGTATTAGCAAGAGTTAAAACTGTGCAACCTGTTGGATATATTAATGGAACTGAAATCTTATTTTCAAAATAATTTGAACCAGTATTAGTAACAACAATAGTCGAAAGTTCACCATCAACAACATCAATTACATTTACACCATAATCAATCTGTGCAGTGGAAGTTGGCGTTGGAATCCATGTGTTCGTCAAGAACTTATTCGATGGCTTGACGTTAAACATGTACTTCCAAATATATCCATCGGAAGTGGCAATGTTACCATTTGAAGATGTATAATCTCCCGTTGGTTCTACAGTAGAATTAGCGGAAGCATTATTAGATAAACACTTGTAAACACTTCGTGCCGTTGTCATAATATACATTGGCTTGACGTTTAAAGATGTATTACCTGTCAGCAATTCATCAAACGAAACTACATCATCATATTGTTTATACTTGGTATTTGCTGTCCAACCAACTCTTGGAATGACAAATTCAACATCATTACCAGTAATCTTCTTGGCACCAATCATATTATCCCAAGATTTCTTTTCATCGGAAATAGAATCTTTGATTGATGAGGGAGTATTTTCATCAGTATATGCTAAATGATTACCAATGAATACATACCCCACAGTTGGAGATGGCTCATAGAATGATTCTTTGAACTGTGATGCTGCAATATATGCTATTTTTTTAGAAGTTGCTGAAGTCATAACTTGTATTTATTTGTTATTTCCATATAATCATTTCCTGACCATTTGCGGTCTGGCTAAATGAACCCACACTGTTAACTCTTAGAACTGCTCCGGTGCCACCAGTATTTGGTGTAATATCTGGTCTGTAAAAATATTCGCCTGGTGAAGTAACTGTAATCCTACGGATTGCTCCGTTTGAAGGATAAACCTCAACGGTATTTGCTGTTCCAGTATTCGTTCCTGTAAATCCAACAGTAATGACTGCTACCGTCTGAGTGTTTGTAACGCCAGACATTGTAAAGGCTGCATTTGTTACAGAGTTACTATTTGCGGTAATCGATACTGCTGCGGTATATGTCGCATTTGTGCTTGTTGTAGTGCTTAAAACTGGAACATTACTTGTATTTGAATTGACATAAACACTAAATGTTGCTCCAGTTCCGGTTGCGGGTATCACACTCTTGACTGTAATAGCACTATTACCCGTATACAATCCTATGTTATTTATCACTGTTCTGACAATCGATCCCGTACCATTCACAACTATCGAGACATCAGCATTTGTATTTGCACCACCACCTTCAAGAATAATATAACCATTTGAGTATCCAGTACCACCCTCTAATGGTAAAACTTGAGTTACAGAAACTGGTGTGCTATTTGGTGCCACAGTTGGAGCAGTACGATACAGACCAGCATTTGTTATTGTCACTCTTCTAATTACACCATTCGCTGGATACACTTCAACGTTTGCACTTGCATTAATAATTGGATCGCCACCCGTAAAGGTAATAACACCATTTGAAACAAATCGACCATAAGTGAATGCTGGTGCAGTATTCGATACAATTGTACTAATTGAAATTGGCGTTGTATTCAGTACCGCAGTTGGTGCTGATGCATACAAACCCGAATCGTAAATTGTAAATCTACGGATTGCACCATTTGCTGGATACACTTCAACCCCAACCGATGCTGCCCTTGTTGGACTGCCACCAGAGAATGTCAACACACCATTTGAATGTCCATTACCAACTGATGTTGCAGTTACAGCAAATACAACTATACTTTGTGATGAATTTGGTGTTGCAGCAGTTGGATTACTCTCATATAGTCCAGAATCATTTATGGAAACACTTCTAATTGCTCCATTTGATGGATATACCTCAACTGAAACGTTTGCTGGACGAATAGGTGCACCGCCAGTAAAACTCAAGAAACCATTAGCATAACCAGCACCAGGATTAGTGATAGTAATAGAATTAGCGTAAAGAACTTTATGTGGATCACTTGCTGGTAATGCAATTGGAATACCGGAGTACAATCCACCACTTACTAATGTGACACTCTGTAGACACCCATTTGCATTTGCAACTACAGTGGCAACCGCAGGTATTGCTTCATCTGCATTTGACAATACAACATTACCACTTTCATAACCATAACCTGGATTGGTAATGGTGAGGCTTGTTATTGTGCCGCCGCCGTTACTGAACACTAAGTAACCATTTGAATAACCTGAACCAGCATTCGCAATCCAAATATCATTGACATTTGAAGATACTAATAATGATGTATTACTTACAACAGAATTGACTGTGCGGATTTCACCATTCACAGCAATTCTGGAACCCGCAGTAAATGCGCCACGGGAAACCGCAGCATTAAATTTAGTATTTGTGCCAGTAACAAGAATGCTTCCATTACCAACATTGACTCTACCAGCAACTGTCAAGAATTGACTGTCGGTTGCGACATTGATAGTAGATACGCTGACATCAGTTAAATCAATTGTATTTGTTCTATTAAAAGTTGCATACTTAACAAAACCGACAGGATGCAACAATTCTTTAAGTAACTGTTTGTATCGATAGAATTCAATTTGTGAAGATATTACATAAGAATAATTCACATAATAATCACGACCCGCAAGGTTTCGTTCTGTTGAAGATACAATAGAATCTGAAGTTACCCAACGACCAGGAGATGTTAGATAGGAACGTTCAATATCTGCGTTTGCAGTTGCCGTTCCCGAACCACCAGTAATAGTTACAATTGGGATGTATTCATAACCTGAACCAGGATTCAAAACTTGAATCGAAAGAATCTCTCCTGGTTGTCCAACACCAGTTGGGAAAATTGATTCCCCATCAGAAACAAGAGAATCAACCTCAATACTTGCTCCAACACCACCAGCAGAAGATACTGTTACCGTTGGAAAATTGTTCTGTGTATAACTATGACCACCTTTTGGATTGCGACCAAATACTCCAACCTTTTTATTTGCTGCGGAATATGTAAATGGTGAAGTGACTGATAATGTTATATCGTCGGAGATAGTATCAACAATTCTAGATTCATTATTAACATCAATCCTGTCACCTTTACGCAAATCTGTTGAGAATTTTGTTCCAGTTCCACTGACTGCTGCTGATGTGGCAGTTACACTTACTGTACCAGTTAAACGAGTATTTGCCATACCTATGGTAACAATACCACCAGTTAGAGTAACCGATTCTACTGTTGCAGCAGCAAATTGACCATATGTACCTGACGGATTACCTCCAAATATTACTTCATCACCAACGACATAACCAGTTCCAGGATTGTTTACTTTAATACGACCTATTGATCTTAAACTCTTTGGTGAACGAAGTGTTCCAGCATTTGGTCCATACGGTACACCAAACGCATCCAATAAAGGAGTTGTTGGCGTTGCTCCAGATGTTAAAAGAACTTTTACGTTTGTAATTGGTCCTACAGATAATGTTTGGAAACCAATAACATCAACAATTCGAGTGTTTAGATTTGGACTTGTAACTGCAATTGAATTTGCGAATGCGTAGTTTGCAGAACTTATTGATGTTGATTGATATGGTGAAATGACATCAGTAGATACAATAAAACTGTTTGCTGCATTTACACCAGACTGATCAATACCATCAACAACAATTGTTAAGGTGACTGCACCATTACCAGAAACTGCAACAGGTGAAAGATTTGAGAATACGGAACCTCCACGGGAAACCGCAACAGATTCAATCAACCCTTTAAAGATAGATGAAACTGTACCAATAGCATTTACTGAAGCATTACCACCAGTAACTATAACCGGATCACCAATTTGATAGTTATAACCCCCATCAATTATGTTGAACTGTTTTACAATCGAAAATGTCGAAACTTCGATATTGATTGTGTTGCCATATGGTTCATCAGGATTGATAATCGGAATGGTTACGTATTCACCATTCAAGAAACTACCATCTAATGATTCTGTATTAATAAGCAATTCAACTGGTAAACCAAGATTCAACGTATCCGAAATAATACGACGATTGGCTTGTTCAATAATTGCAGATGCGCCAGATTTGATACCAGTAACTTTACGATTGTTTAATAACGTAGTATCGAAACTGTCATACACTACCCGAACAATCTTAGTATTTGCTGGTGCAGTTACAAGATTAAGTTTGCGATATTCTTTGTTGACGAAAAAATTAGTTTGTTCAACGTTGTCAACATAAACTGTTATTTCATCTTTATCAACAACTTGTGCTAATGTAAAGGTTTTCGTTACTCCATCACCAGTATAAACTGAAGCGATATCTTGATTGATTCGAAGTTTATTATCAATCTGCCATTTACTGCTTGATGCTTTTAGTACATTGTTTTGAGGTAAAATGACATCAATATCTACGCCAAAAATAAGTTGGAATAACAACTTGAAAGAAGCATCACTACCTTTTGCTTTATATAAAGGTACAAGATGTTTAAATAACAGTGCTTTATCTGCTTGAACATTCAATGGTACTAGAGAAGCATACGTGTTATAAAAGTTTGTTTGAAATTCATCCAAAGACAAATCAACATCACGAACATCACGCAGACTCTTAGCGGTTGTAACAAGATTATTTGCTGTTGTGCTAGTATTAGCATTCCCCTCAAGAAACTGATAATATGCTTCTAAAAACGTAACAAATGTAGGATACTCATCCCTAACGAATTCAGGGACTTGGCGATTTAGCAGTAGTGATGTTTTTAAATCTGTTGATGACATTATGCAGTTTCTAATGTTGTACTGATTGCTGTTGGATCATCGATGTCCAATGTAACAATTGTATTTTTATTTGTACTAATAATACCTTTTTCAGATTCAACTGATAGGCGAATATATTCATCCGTTGAAGATACTGCTTTTATGTAGATGTCATTTATTTTAACTACACCAACATCATAATCAATAGTACCAGCCGTGGCATCAACAATTTGACGTTGTGCATTCGAATCGTAATAAACAGTTCTTAGTTCACCAGTACGAGCATCGATTACTGCTTCTGCCGTTGCACCATACCCACCACCATCAGAAATAGTTATGGTGGCACGGGTGTAATCGATACCGCGATTGGTCACTTCAATGTTTTGAATCTTACCGTTCACGATAGTTGCGGTAGCATTTGCTCCAGTACCGTCACCAGTGATTGTGATTGTGGGTGAACTTGTGTAACCCTGACCAGCATTTAAAACATTAATTGCGGAAATTCCAGAGAATGATTGTGGTATCTCATCAAATTGAACAACCTGATCCATACCATCGGCATCAACTACTGTGAAGAATGTTGATGATAATTTATTACTAATTGTTCCACGACGAAGGGGAACATTAAAATAAACTGTGTATGGTTTTGATTGGTCTGTTGAAGGTTTAAATCGTTTTTGAACACGAACCGAAACTTTAGAACCGATGATTGAATTAGCATCGGTAGCATCAACAACATCTTGTACTTTAGATAGAATAAACTTGGAATCAAACTTGTCGAGATATGTTTCTTTATAAGCTAAAATAGAATTACGAATGCCAGTTTTTAACTGATCGGAAGTCAGAGTTGTTTTCTTTGGGTCATATGTTACCGTTGGTGAAATCAACAAGTACAAGTATTCAGGATCACGAATGATAGTTTGAACTGTAACAACTGCTTTCGGAGTAATAATCTCATCAATTATTCGTTGCTTTTCTGTGTCGGACAAATAGTAGTTTTGTTTTGGTTTCAGTGCGATGTATACACGACCATAAGTTGGTGGGGTTTCTTCCTCACCACCCCATACTGAAACTGAATCTACTGAAGGATAATTCTTTTTAATGAATGATTCATAATCTTTAAATGTAACCAATCGATTCTGTGTTGTAAACTGAAGTGGTGCGCCAAACTTAATCTCATCTACAGATTCACGTTCCGCACCACCCGCTGCCTCACCAACTGGATCAATTGTAAAATTGATTAAGCTGTTGCCTAATGAATCTGCAAGAGTAGCAGTTGCAACAAAGTTATTAGCTTTATTTGCAGCGGTTCCGTTTGTTATTAAATAAGTAATTAAAACAATTGAACCGTCTTTTATTTTTTTACCGATAACATCATTACCGAAATAAAGATCATATTTTTGACTCTTATTTTCCTGTAAATAAAATACTGGAGATGATGTAGTTGCTTCAGTAGCATCAGAGGCAAGAGTAAAAACTTCAGATTCAGTACTTGTTGACGAAGGTCGGACAGTTACCGTGATTGTCGAAATATCGACACCCTCATCAGGAATTGCGAAAATCTGCTTGGGGTTAGTTGCTTTATCGTATGAATATGAATACGTAACCAACTGACCTTCATGAATGGGTAAGTTTAAAAAGTTAAAACTTGTATTTGATTTGGTTGCAATCGTTTCACCAAGAGTTACAAAACCATAACTGATTCCATCAATCTCATTTGATAGGAATCGGAAACCTTTAGGAATAGTTACTGTAGCTGAAGTATTGGACGTTGACGATACGGTAAAGTTGATATTTGCTTGTGGTGCTTTGCGTGAATATGGAACGTAACCAAGAACTTTGGCATGAGAGACAACAGAATCACGAAGCAATGCCGTATCCAAGAATGCTTCGTTGGCAATCATATTTACATAATAAGCATTGTAATGGGTATTGTATGCAAGGATATCTAACAATACACTCAGTCCCGAACCCTCAAAATCATAATCGGTAAATTGAGTTTGCCTCTGTAAATAAGTTTTTAAATTCTGCTTGATCTGATCAAAATCAAGTTCGGTTACTCTTAGACGTTCTGTCATTTTATCTTATACGCTCTAAAAAGAAGTTAATCGTTATTGGATTTGGCAAGGTATTAATGAAGAAAGACAACACAACTTTGTATCCATTTTCATCTGGAGCAGGAATAGCGGTAATATATTCTATGCTAACTCTTGGCTCGAAGTTATTGATAACCTCGGCAATCTGCCTTTCCAATGCTGCACCAGAAACTGAATCAACCATTTCAAACAAAATTCTTTTGACACCAGAACCAATTTCTGGACGAAAAGGACGCTCATAGAAATTCGTAGAAACCAAGTTCTTAACCGAATTAATTATTGCCTTTTCGTTGTAATGCATAGTCACATCCTTCTTAATAGGATGTGCCCTAAAATTTAAATCCAAATCCTTATAGCCTCTCTCAGCTAAAATTGATGGATCATTTGATGTTATTGTTGTTGACATCTTTTATTTATTCATCCTCCAGCAAAGACATTACCCGAACCGGAAGTCAAAGTGTGTCCAGAATACTCATCACCCTTTCTTCCAACACCTTTTCCATTAACGAATACTGTACTGGAATAGGATGTCAACGACACAGTATGTGGCACACATGATGGACCAGATTCAATTAAATGCACTTGACACAAATCCCCTGCACGAACTGAACCTATACCATTTACAAAAACATCCGATGAACCCTGATCAGTTACAGTCGTAGAATCACATCCATGTCCAGTAGATATGGAATCTGTTCCACTTTTTCTTGAGATTGCTGGCATATTAATTTAAATTAATTGTCTTACCATTTACTATTACATCACCAGTTACATTCAATCTATAATCACCATCAACATATATCTGCACATCACCTTGTATATAAATTGCTTCATCACCAGCTACTACTGTATATTTGTTACGTTGAATTCTTTCGGAACGATCTCCTAATGGACCATATTCAACATAAGAACCTGAACGATGATATAGATGAATTCGTTCAGCACCTTTAGTATCATCAAATTCTAATGCGTGTCCTGATTCAGATTCGTAAACATTGTTATAGGGATACTTAGCAGCATAGTATGAATTTGGCTCAACTTTACTGGCTTTCTTGGTTTTCTTTGCTGCCACAATAGCCGAAGGATAATCTGAATCGTTTCGTGCTAATCGTGAAGTTGTCGGCTCATCTAGCTTTCTTGGATAGTTTGTGGCAGACTCATCGGGCTTTACAGGTGCCGCTGATAACTCAGCCGATGAACGTGGATCACTAAATCCCTTTTGTGGGTTAGCTGCATCTAATGGGATACCTGGCATAACCCCAATAATTATAGGGTCTTGTCCACTTTCACCATCAGTGAAGAAGCCGACAACCATATCACCTTCACGGGGTGGATATGGATTGGTATTATTTGTCGGTAATAAAACTTGTGCCCAAGGCAACGAATCAGAAGGCAACAACTGTTTATTATCAGTGTGCCAACCAACACAACGTATACGACACCGACCAAGTTTCAATGGATCATTAATTCGTTCAACAACCGCAACGAACCAAATGAAACCCCCTTTACCAGCAAAGTTTTTACTGTCTTCAGATTGTTCCATAGTTCTCTATTTCTTTTGTTTCTTCTGGTGTCGCCGTTGGTATAAACGGCAATTCATTAGAAGTTGTTGCTAATTCGATTATAGTTTCATGTTTCTGATAACCAATGATATGACGAGTAGCAACAATCAAGTAACGTCCACTTAATGAACGATCTTCATTCTCACCACCACTTTCACGAATAGAGAAGTCTGGTGTGCGAAGATTTAAATTAAAACCAGAAGTCAACTGAAAGTTACCTGGCATAACCAACTTTAATCTTTTATTCATCAGATTGGTTATGATTGCCTTACGCTGAAAAATAAAATCTTCCTGTGTTTCCTGTTTGGAAATAGAAGTTGGATCGTATTTTTTAATGTAGGCACTTTCTCGACGGAATGCACCAAACGAACTAACAGTCTTTCTAGAATCAAATGCTTGAGATGAATCGTCACCGCCGCGATTAATTGAAGAAAAATAATTGGCATTAGGGTTGCCATGTTTCATGGCATTATAATGATCTTCATAATTAATCTTTTTAACACCAATAGAACGAGTAATAGGATCAAATCCAATAAACGTACCAGCATTTACACCAGACCGAGTTGATTTAATCTTATCAACCTGATTAATAATCTCAAAGTTACGGGGACTTAACAAATCGTCAACTACGTTAGTTTGTTCTAAGTTTTTAGGTGAGAATTTAATCGTGAACAACTCCTTCTGTGAAAGGAGTGTGGATAATGATGTAAAGTTATAACCTAAATTATTTTCAAAAAATACGTAGTTAGCTGAACGATTCTCATCTATAGAACGCTTGGCACACCACTCAATTGCATCAAGGGGTTTTAAATTGGGTATAACCACATCACGAATGCCAGTAGTGGTTTCAAATTTACCATTCAGTTTATTGTCAGGTGTTTTTAAATAATTAACTAATATCTTTTTAACAATATCGGAATATGTTGTTTTATATGCTTGATTAATTAGTTGCTGATCTGAAAACATTAACTCGTCAGAAACAAAATGAAGCACATACACCTCACTTGTTTGATTGATGTTCTTGCGGTCAGATTGCTTGTAAATTCTAAATGCTTTTTTAAGTTTTAGGACATCGGAATCTGTGGTCTTACCCACATCAATTAATATAGACTCAGAACCATCAAATATCAATTTAGAAGACAATCCAACAGAATCATTGATGAGTATGTTGCCATTCATTATCGGTATCAATATAGAATCGAAAATATTAATCTCTTCGTATATTGAAGATATGTCAATCTTACCCGCTTTGGTTATAACAGAAAGTTCATTTACTACAAACTTCGATGCAGACATAAGCTGCGAACTCATGAAGTAATTACTTTCTTGAATTCATTGATCAATCCACGTTCTGTTACATAATCAGATTTTAATAAACGTATATTTCGTTTGGCATCATTCAACTCAATTTCATAGTCGTAGTATGTTTGGGTTGTTTTGGAAATAGTCTCAGTAATCTTACTACCATCTTGAAGTGTATATGGGGTAGTTGTTACAGGTAAATTTGTATGGGTGTTAGCATCAATTTCTATTTTTTCAACTATTTGATTTTTAGTTGGCTTAGAACTTAAACGAGTTACTGTTTTATAGTATGCTTTAATATTACCTGCATCTTGCGCCCACTGAATGCCCGTTTGGTATGGTGAGTGTATAGCACCTTGCTTAGCATACTTATCGTTAATATACTTGATAAGTGTTCGTTGATCTAATGGCCAATCATATTGTGGGTCAATTATGTTATTGAACAATAAAACTATCCAGTGTTTTTCAGATGAACCATAATACTTGTTTGCAATCATCTCAGGTGTTTCACCATCCTGCACTTCATACGGATAAAACAGTGAAGTGTTTTCCTTTATAGCATCTTCAAAGGCAAAACGTGCAATGATATTTGTTACAGTATCAAGCGCAGTAGACTCATTTGAATTACTATAATAAGTTGTGGGAAAATAGTTGAAATACTTTGCCATTATCGAACTCTTTTCGTTGCCCTACCGAAATCTTTCTTGGTAAGGAATTGTGTTTCTTTGAATTCCAGTGTTAAGCGAATTGCCGAAGGCATACCAGTTCGACCTAAAGCAGGACTGAATTCTCCCGGCATTTCATAACTCGACCAACCATTTGGCGCATAATCCATCGAGATGTTTGTTAATACACAACGTGCAATTGGAGGTATGTTTGGGTTGGGTTTTCCTGCATAGTAGAATTGCAATTCAAACTCTGAAGGTGGTATCAAAAGAACTCCACCAGAAGAATCATCTAATTCTGGTGCTTGATGGAAACGGAGTCTTTCTAAAATGTTTTGTACTTCCAAAGCTTCACGTTCATCACGTGGATAGAAAAGAAATTCAAATGTAAATGAACGAAAATCTGGAGAAGAATACAGCATCTCCAACATTGGATTTACTACACCCCCTAGTAAGGCGAATGTTCCTGCTTTAGCTGTGGCAGAGGAACCTGAAGCATCACCCAATCCTTTAACAGCACCCGCCACAGCTAAAGC